TGTTTTTTTGTTTTGTTTTTTGTGGCACTATTTTTGCGTGTTTGATTTTTATGAGCTTTTGGACGCGGTGCTCTATTAAAGAATATATGTAAATGTTGTAATATTTTTTTTGATAATATTTTATCGATATTAAGCATCTCTTTTGATTTTACTACAAAACTATAATTATATTTTGACATATTATTTATCATATATTTTGTCATTTCTGATATTTCCGTTTCTGTATTCATCGGTATAATCTTGCTCTGTATAAAACGTTCAATCATCACTTCAAATGATAAATCGTGTGTATATGGTTTAATGTTTATGTAATATACATTATCATTTTTCATTCCAGGATGATAAATGTCATCTATAAAACAAATTTCCGAATCTTCGGGAACTTTAGAACAGCGAATAAAATCTTTGTGTGTTTTCATATGTGTGGTTCTACATATCTCAACGTGTTTTCCATTTACTTTAAATGCGTTTATAACTTGGTCAAAAAGTGTCCCGTGAATTTTAGTTTCGAAATAATGCTTTATATATTGAGCCCATTCTAGCGGTCCCTGATTATTTGTATAAATCATTAGTTTGTTACAGTGTTTTTCCATTTTTTTATTTTTTAAGTAGTTCAATATATTTATTATATTTGGTCTTAGAAATTCAGGGTATAAATCTAATACATTATTAAACAATTGTTGGTCTATTGTCACTTCTATATGTTTCATTTTTATATAAGACTTCAAAGTATCCCAAAAAATACCTAATTCAACAAAATATCCTAGTGTTTCATCCATGTCAAAAACAACTATTTTAGATGAACAATTCATATGCTTATAATATGTTATGATTATAAATATCTAAAATAAAAATATTCGTATAACTTATAGATAATCTTTTATGTCTAGAGAACTATCAAACAAAGATTATATTACTATTTTGAAATTTTATAAAATGAAAATACCAAAATCTAGATTAGTGTTAAAAAAGAAGGCCGAAGATATTATGGCTGAAAAATTATGTAAATGTATTAAAAAGATTGACCCCGTATTCGAGGCTAAATCCATTGGCATTTGCTCGAAAACAATATTTAACAATAAGGGGTTTAAACGAGGTAAATTTACTTGTACTGGAACACGAAGTGCTAAAATACTAAAGAGAGAAAATAATAAAACCAGAAAAAATAAATCTAAAAAATAAGTTTCACTTCGTAAAATTATATAAAGGTTTATCTAATAATGTATTATATAATATCATAGTAAATGGGATTAACCCAATCTAAAACTGTATATGTTGAAGAATGTGGTGTAAATTACGATTGCCCTGTGTGTAGGTTGAAAGATAAACCGCCTAATTTATTGGGAAGATTTTATTCTATAAATGACAGCCAATATAGATGTAATTGTTGTTACTATATATTTGACAAAAGTATAATATCGTTACCATTGAATAGAGAAAACTTGAATAAACTAGCCAGTAAATAATATTTATTTATGGATTATACAATAAAAATAGTTATATAATTTTTATTGTAGTGATTAATGTATTTTATATTGATTATGCTCTGCGTATTCCCAATAATGCGTAAAATTGGGCTAGCTGACCCAAATTAGCATAGTATCCGTACACACGTCTATAAGAACCTGCTCCACTTAATCCATTTGCTACCATTGAGCCAAATGTTCTTGAGCCACTTGTTGCCGAAAGTTTTGAAGTTCTAAGATTACCGGTTCCTCCCATTATTTATATTATAACGTATTATATTTTTTTTCACATAAAAAAACATTATTTTCTTATTTAATCGTCTTCATCATCATCATCATCAGAATCATCATCAGATTCATTATCTAGAGAATCGTCGCTTGAATTATCATTCTTTTGTTTACCTTTTTTATTGGTAGACATAGTTTTTTTGGTCGTCTTTGTTTCCTTTTTATCTCCATCTAAATGGTCTAACGCGCTTAAAATAATTAACTCTTGGTTTGTTAATTTTTGAAATATTAAGCATTCATCCATTTTAAACTGATAATGTCGATGCATAAAATTCTTACAAACGATTATAACCCCGTTGTCTGTTATTTTTATATCGCATATTATTCCACAGTATTTCAATTGTATATTATTTGGGTCTGTTATCGGTATCCATCTTATGTAAACACCGTATTTTAAATCTTTTATTTCATCAACATATCTATACCCTTTTAATTTATTTAAATAATCAATTGTAGTTTCACGGGGTAAATGTAATTCCTTTAAAATTTTTAAATTCATTTCTAGTATTTTCTTTGTGGTTAAGCCAAATATGTTTTCGTTATCATCATTGTCTAAAGCACTATTTAATTTTTTTAAATCCATATTGTTCACTTATAAATAATACAAGTAAACAATATTTAATATTTTATTTTTATTCTATTTTTTATTTATTTTGTTTACCAGAACGCACCACCAAAAGAACTACCTCCGGCATTTGCTGCCATTGGTTCAAAAGATTCGGCTGCCATTCCCATATTCATACCAGAATTCATTTCCTGATGGGCCATATTATTGTAATCTGGCAATGCCTGTGTTGTTGGCTGAGCAATTGGCAATGTGTTTATGGATGTGGTGCCCATTGAATTTAATGATTGGTTCATAGCATTTTGGCCTTGAACAATCGGCTGGCTAACTTTTACGGAAGCTTGTCCTTTGTTGCTTTTTTTTCCCTTTTTGTCGTCCTTTGGTCCCTCCCACATTTCCATAACTCTATCTACAATTATACTGACTTTCTCTCCTAGTTTAGTTTGTAAACTAAGAATAATAACTAAAACGGCTAAAATAATATTTGTTATGGCAAAGTCTCCATATTTCTCTCCGCTATAGGTTGGAATAAAAGTAATTATTCTATGTATCAATAATATACCCATAAACATAACAACAACTTGCCCAACTATTTCTGCTAAAATTTCAAAGTTGCCCTTTTCGTCGTCAGCTTCAGGAACAAATCGTTGCATTGTTTTGTTTAAAATCACTACAGGAATTAACGCTAAAATAGCATATTGAACAATATTCATCAATTCTGTTTTTGAATCGTCGTCAAAATTAAAAACATGTTTAAAAAATCCTGGTTTTCCATTTGCTGTTTTTGATAATTCTTCCAAACTTTCCATAATCTATTATAGGGTATAATAAGAAATTAAAAAACTAATATACGATAAATATAAACTATAAAACAAAAGGAATAAATGTAAACTAAAGGAATATGTAAACGAAAGGAATGAAATAATAAAGTCAAAGCATTAAATATATTATTTAAATTACAAATTAAAACTAACACTAAATAAAATATATTAATTATGGATATTCAAAGTGATACAATGAGAGAAAAAGCTTTTGATAAATCAAATACAGAATCAAATGCCGATTCAAATACAAAAATATCCGATACCATTTTTCATAATATTAACAAAAATAGCCACGAAGAATATCAATACCTAAATCTTATTCAAAATATTCTTGAAAATGGAAGTTGGGAAGAAGGTCGCAATGGCAAAACTAAGAGCCTATTTGGTGCTTCTATGCGTTTCTCACTAAAAGATGGAACAATTCCCATTTTAACCACTAAAAATACCGCCTGGAAGACTTGTTTGAAAGAGTTGCTATGGTTTATTCGTGGACAAACAGATAACAAGATTTTAAAGGAGCAAGGGGTTCATATTTGGGATGCCAATGGTTCTAGAGAATTTCTGGATTCGAGAGGGCTTACTAATTATGAAGTTGATGAACTTGGCCCAATTTATGGAAGACAATGGAGACATTTTAATAAACCATATGTTCTAAACAAAAAGAAACAACTTTCTGGATGGAGAGACGATGATTGGATTAAAGAAGATAACGGAATAGACCAGTTACAGCAAATTATTGACGCTTTAAAAGACCCAAAACAACGCACAAGTCGCCGCTTGATAATGACAGCGTGGAATCCGTGTCAACTAGATGAAATGGCGTTACCACCTTGCCACATTTTGTGCCAATTTAACGTTCACGATGGTAACAAATTGTCGTGTTCTATGTATCAGAGAAGTTCTGACCAATTTTTAGGAAATCCATTTAATATATCATCATATTCATTCCTAACACATTTATTAGCTAAACATTGTGGATTAGAGGCATATGAATTTATACATTTTATTGGAAACTGTCATATATACGAAAATGCTATTGATGCTTGTAAATTACAACTTCAAAGAGAGCCATACCCTTTTCCAACGGTTTCAATTAAACAAGTTAGAGAGAATATTAATGATTATCAAGTAGAAGATTTTGAAATACATAACTATAAAAGTCACGAAGCAATTAAGGTTGCGATGGTTGCGTAACCGCCTAAATATATATGTTTAGAAAATAATTTATACAAATAATATGATTCCCCCCCCCACTAAATATAACATATACTCGCGTAACATATTTAGAAACAAAGTATTCTATATTACTATATTTATGAGTGTCAATCGTTCTGTTCAAGCTGCTCAACGCCGACGCGCCGGTCCACCTGAACCTACTCAAATGCGCAACGGCCCTAGCACATCTATTAATTCAGCACAACTTTTTGCTAACCAAGCTAAACCTGGAAACGGACCTAGCATTCCTGTTAGCAAAATGGGTGGACAACAATCTAATATGTCTAGACAACAATACGAACAACAAAATGCTTCTATGGCTCAAGCCCAGACTCAGGCATTTAGTAAAATGACTATCCCACAGGCTATTACATTAATTACCTTACGTTTAGGTAAAGTAGAGACTATGCTTCAAAATCAGACATATAATATGGGTTCTAGCATGGGTATGGAAGGTGATGATGAAAATGGTGCTAATATGGTTCAAATTGATTCTAATGTGCTACAATCTATCATGAGCCGTCTCGAAGCATTGGAAAAGAGAAGCAGTAACGCTTCTGGCCCAGAAGTTACATTGCTCAAACAACAAGTGGATACATTTAAACCTATTTTAACTCAAACCAAGAACTCTACCGCAACTATCGTGAAAGAGCATAAAGATTTTAAATCTCAAATAGATACTCTTCGTTCCGAACTTGAAGAGACAAAGCAACTCGTAATTGCTCTACAAAATTTGACTATGGATAATAGCCAGAAACTTTTGGCAATTAGCATGTCTAGCGACCAATTATTAGAAGGCTTCGACCAACCCATTGATATGGATGTAGATGAAATGGATGCTACTGAACACGTTGCTGAAGAAATGCTTGAACCTGCTGATTTGAGTGCTGCTGATTCGAGTGCTGTTGATTTGAAAGAACTTGTTAAACAAGAATTCAATCTTGAAGCCTAAATATTATTTATTGAGATATTGATGGTCTTTTCTTGTAAATAAAATATACTTTGTTTTTTGTATTTTATTTACTTCTATTTTTTTTATTATTATTTCGTTTATAAATCGATATAAAGTATATCATAAAAAACATCTTTGACAATTATATATCGTATATTATATTATTTTATTTATTTTTCCTTTTCTTTTATTTTGTTATCAATACTTAAAGCTTATTTTTGATTATTATTTATTTGCTATTATAAATATGATTACAGAACCTTATAACATTTTTTGGAATCCAATAAAATCTATTTATGAACCCGACGAAACAAATACACAAAATTGTTTTAATGGTCTCAATTATGTGAGAGAAAATAATTACTGGATATACAACAATGATTATGAAACTTGTATTGCCGATTATGATGATTCTACAGATGACGATTCTACAGTTGATGATTCTACAGTTGACGATTCTACAGAAGAGACAACACAAAATAATGATATCCAAATCTGGGTTACATTAATAATATCTTTGTTACAACCGATAATGAGTCAGATTTAGAAACTATTATTAATGATATTGAAACCGGTAATGACAACGAAACAAATTGTGATATTGTAAATGAGTATAATGATTATATTGGTATTTGGTCATCATATTTTATATCCGCTGTTTCAACCGTGAACAATTTTATTTTTAGTATCACAGAAAATTTGTCAGAAAAAAGAAAAGAGGAATAATTATTTAATAATTTATTTATTCAATGGTTTAAAGATTTAACAAATAATATAATAATACTTATATTAATCATGACAACTAATAAAATATTTACTGAAGAAGAAAAAAATAATTTATTTGGGAAACCCACTTCTGATATCATTTTTTCCAAAATAAAAGAAGGCAATTTTTCCTTTATCCTAAACGGCATATGTTATATTAAACAAGATTCATTAGTTATTAATTATAAGTTTTTTAAACATTTTGCCGGCCCTCAAACATATGAAATTATTAATCAGTATCTTGTATCACTTATTGATACCATTTTACAACAATATAGCAGCTTTTCCGTTCATTTAAATATGAATTCTTTAACAGTTACACAATTAGATAAACATCGTAAATATTTAACTCAATTAGCTGCTCTTTTACAACAAAATTATCCCGATACATTGTCAGCTTGTTATGTTTATGATGCTTCTTTTATTTTTTCTCAATTGTTTAACATTATTAGCTTATTTGTGGACAAAGTTACATTGAATAAAATTCAAATTGTAAACCGTATTTAGGGGTTTATTTGTTTCATTGTATTTGTAAAATAACATAAAGATATATTGGTTTACATTATTATTGCCGATGAATAGAGTTGAACAAATGAAAAAAATTCAAAACGAAGCGCTAGAATTGTTTACTAAAAAAAATATTGATTATGGAGATGCGTTTGCTAAATATGGGGTTATTGGGGTTCTTATGCGAATTGAAGATAAATTACAACGCTCTATGTCTATAACAAAAAATGGCGTCAATTTGATAAACGACGAAGGTATACGGGATACCTTAATTGATTTACATAATTATTCAGCAATGGCACTAATGTTATTAGACGAATAAAAAGGTTTTAATTTGTTTTACAAAAAACATATTAAACCCACATTGTTATATATTTATAAACTATTGTAATCATGTATTTGTCTATTGATAACAAATCCAAAATTGAAATGTTTGTAGCACTTTTTCAACTCCTCAAAAATTGGGGTTCTAATATTACGCTTCAATTCGAAAAGGAACAACTTTTTATACAAAATATGGATAAATCCCATATATGCTTGTCTAATATCACCATTAAGAAATCCTGGTTTACTGAATATAATGTTATTAATGATTCGTGTATTTGTGTTGACTCGAATAGCTTTGCCATTATCATTAATTATGCTCTTAAGCACAAAAAAATGGACATATTATTTGACACAGATAATAACAGCCCTGACAAAATATTTATTAATTTGTTGAATAATGATGTGAACCCCACTAGTAAAAAAGACAACTTTGACCATTTTTTTGAATTATCGCTCATCGACAATGAACAAGATGTGTTGTCTATTCCTGACGTCGATTATAACGCAGAATTCACAATTGACTCCAAAAAATTTAGCGAACTTATTTCTGAACTCAATGTATTCGGAACCAATTTAAATATTCGATGTTCTGAAGAAATTATCGAAATGAATGCCTCTGGTGATGCTGGCAAACTAAAAGTAAATATACCAATCGACGACCTCAATGAATTTGCTATAGCAGAGGGAGAAGAACTCGATGTATCTTACAGCTTAAACCATATTAGCAAAATGTGTTTGTCTACCAAGCTAGGCTCTACTGTTGAAATATTCATTAGCACTGAATATCCGATGTCATTCAAATATAATTTAGGCGATAACAGTTTTGTTTCTTTTTATGTTGCGCCGAAAATCGTAGATTAACCATAAACTTTGAACCTTTGATTGAATCAGTTTTTACTCGTTTTTCGTTTCATTTTTTATTATTATTTTTATCTAAATATGCTAAATATAATAATCGGATTATTCATTTTTTGTATCGTTTTATTCTTTTATCTACATATTCAATTTCATTTAAAAACCAGCGACGATTTAGAAATTTATGAAATTGAGCAAGCATCGAAAGATAAAATGGAAGAAATTTGTGACCTCAGACAACCTGTTTTATTTGACTGTGATGAAGATGGGAGCAAAATTATTCAAACCACGAATAAAGATTTTTTACTAGAAAACTATCACATATTTGAAGTTAAAATTAGGGACAGCCTCGATACAGATACTGATTCTGAATTGTATGTTCCATTATTATTACGTGTCGCGAATAAATTATTTGTCGATGATAAACAATCATTGTATTTTAGTGAAAATAATACAGACTTTCTTGTTGAAACTGGTGCTGTTAAAAATATGATGTATAATGACGAATTTTTACGTCCTCATTTGGTGTCGAATTGTAATTATGATGTAATGTTTGGCTCAAATGGTGTTACCACTCCATTTCGTTACGAACTAAATTATCGCAATTATTTTATGGTTACTCAAGGCTCTATTAAAATAAAATTGTCACCTCCAAAAAGCATACGTTATTTGTATCCAGTTATTGATTATGAAAATTTTGAATTTAGGTCTCCTATTAATCCATGGAATCCACAGCCTAAGTTTAGGGCAGATTTTGATAAAATCAAATGCCTTGAAATTGTCTTAACTCCTGGTAAGTACCTATTTATTCCCGCGTATTGGTGGTATTCATTTAAATTCTCGGAAAATACTAGCATCAGCTGTTTCCGATATAGAACATATATGAATAATATTGCTATCAGTCCTAATATTTGTATGTATGCTCTTCAAAATCAAAATGTGGAGAGAAAGATTGCGAAAAAAATAGACATCAAAAATTTATCGTATTCTACAAATGAAAATACTTATACGGAAGAAACGGCTGAAACCGTTATTAAAAATATAGTTGATTATAATGATTCCAATAATGATACTACTAATATTACGGATATAAATGTTACAGATATTACGTCTACACAAGAAATACCACCGATATTATTAGACACGCATATATTTCAAACAGCTGCGGATAGTTCTCATGTAATCTCAAGTTCATTGTAAGTATTTAGAATACTTTCAAGCCTTTGTAAATTATTTATTTTATATAATTTAAGTTATATAAAATATAACTATTTTATATGGCTACAGAAGAAACAATCAATGGGTTTACTTTTTATTATAGTGACAGTTTAAAAACTAGTTTGACAAATATTACTAGGCAAACTTCTAGTACAAACACATCGTTGACTATACCTGAATATGTAACAACTTTGGGTACTGGTTGTTTTAATACAACTGCTCTTGCTGGAACCGGTGGAGGAGTAAAAAATATAATAAAAGAATTATTTTTTTCACCGACAGATTCAGTAGTTATCACTCAAGCAGCAGGACTTGGTAATGCTACAGCGGGATTAGGTTCTACCTCACTAACATTAGTAACTCTTGGTGGAGCTGTGTCATCAATTGGTAATCGCGCATTTAGTCAATGTGCTTCTTTATCGCTTATAAATATTACACCTATTTCTAGTGTATCTAGTATAACCTTTGCTGGATTTGCCTTTGCAAATTGTACTAATTTAACAAGAATAAATGTAAATACAAATGATATTTTTTTTAGTGCTATTACAACATTTAGTTCTGTGACTGCTAGATTTTTACCAACAGCGCAAGATTTTTATTATAGATATTACAAATCCTTTGCTATTACTGGTTCTTCTTCTAACAATGCCGAGTTTGCTAGTGCTGCTAATATAGTATCATTAGTAGCAAGATATACAGTTTCTGGAAATAGTATTTCAGTCATAGCTTCACCAGCAGCATCAGCAGGAACAAGTTTTAACCTTATAATTCCTGATAGCATTAGTTCATTTATTGGAACAACTATTGCTCCTGGAGTAACTAGTATAACAAAAGTTGGAACAGGAACGGTTTTAAACTCAACCAGTTTGTCATTTATTACAGCTTTAAGTTTTTATTCTGGTATTAATACTATTGATGTGAATGCTTTTATAAATGCTTCTAATATAACATCTTTGGTTTTATCAAGCAAACCAACATTATTGACTAATTGTTTCTCTGGCTGTACTAGTATTAACAGTTCTTCTATTTCCACATTGAGAACACAGACAAGCCCATATAATGCCAGTGAATTAAAAATAGCTGGTTTTAATTTAAGTCAATTAAAAGAATCTGGATACACAGCTACTCAATTGAAAGCAGCTAGTTATTCAGATGATGATATTTTAGCAGCTGGATACACAGCCACTCAATTGAGAGAAGCTGGATACACAATTGCCCAATTAAAAACAGCTAGTTATTCAGATGCTAATATTTTAGCAGCTGGATACACAGCTACTCAATTGAGAGAAGCTGGATACACAATTACCCAATTAAAAACAGCAAGTTATTCAGATGCTGATGTTTTAGCAGCTGGATACACAGCTACTCAATTAAAAGAAGCTGGATACACAATTGCCCAATTAAAAACAGCTAGTTATTCAGATGCTAATATTTTAGCAGCTGGATATTCAGCCA